GGAAAATAGCGAAGAAGAAAAAGAGGATGAGAAAAAGAGTGTTTTTGCGTCTTTAAAGGAGTATAATACAACTATTGAAAAGAAAAGTAGTGAAAGAGAGCGATTAAAGAAGAGTGATTTTGTTTGTGAAACAGCAAACAAATATATTAAAAAGGGAAAGCTGGGTGATCCGAAGGAGTGGTCAAAGACGAAGGAAAAAGAGGATAAACCTACTGCAAGCGCGCTGAACTGGCTTTCATGGAAGACTAATAGCTGTAACGTCTAGTTCCTCTTCTTTTTTTTCTCTTATATTTCTTTTTTTTGCGCCTCCTTCGACCGCCGCGTTTTGTTGTTTTTGCTCCTTTTGCTCCTTTTGCCACCGGTGCTTTTGCTAATTGTGCTTTGGCGACATTTACTTTTTGAATTGCATTTTGCAGGGCTTTCGTTACACTCTTCGGACCTGTACCAGATCCCGGACCTTGTTTTGGGAGTTCTGTAATAACTTTTTGGAGTAATTTATCGAGTGTTCCGAGATCAGTTCCTAATGCATTTTTATCGGCTAATTTAATACCTGGTGCCCTATTTTTTTTTGGGCAGCAAGTAAACGACGCTGCCATGCCTTGGAAAACATTAGCGAATTTGACCAACAAAGGCATAAACTGACTCTCTATCATATCGGAAAGAGAGCCCGGTCCTGCGGCAGTTATCGCAGATACTACTCCATCACTTCCAGCCTCTAATGCTTCAGCTATTAATCCGACTTCTGGTATAGGGATAATGTCTATAACAAATGATATAGCCAATGTAAGAAATTCAACTCCCATAATCATTGGTAATCCCGATTGATGTAATTGCTGTTGAATAAAGGCTGTTACTAGATCAATCAACTTATCACTTTTCAGTAAGATCCTGTCCTCCGCTGCTTCCGCTTTTTTACTAATATTCTTTGCCAGCATATTAAGCATTGCTTTTCTTTTATCGTGTCGGGACATATCTCCTTTCATCATATCCTTACTAAGTTTTTTGCGAGATTTTTCCAACTCTTCGTCGGCATCTTTCTTTCTCTTATCTAAATGCTCGTGGAATTCTTTATGCTCTTCATCGTGAGCATCAAAGCGAGCTTTGGCTTCATCAATCTGTTTTGCATTTTCATCCATAGTCTTTTTATATCCCTTATCAAATGCCGTCTTCTTGGCTGACGAGGCATCTTTACGTTTTTTCTTATTTGCTTCTCTCTTTTGTTTTCTTTTCTCTACATTTTCCGGGTGAAAACGCGCTTTCTTAGTTTTTTGAGCCGATTTTTTACCAGGCTTTTGACCAGATTTTTGTTTAGCAACGGGCGAAGCCTCTTCTTTTGATTCTATAGGAGGCGCGCTCGCGCTTTTTTTTCCTTTTTTTCCTCGTTTTTGTGTTGTTTTGCGTGTACTTGACATTCTTATATATTATTGTTATTTTTTCTTTGACGGTTTATATGTTTTTTTCCATTCAAGATACCCAATACTTAAACTCAAATCAAACGAAGAACCTAAATGATCTCTTGCAATTTCATATGCAATCTTTTCCTTTGCATTTAATTGTTCCAAAAACGTTTGCTGTAGTACTTCTTCAGCTTCTTTTGTTGACATTGTTTAATATTATTAGCCATAAATAATATTAAATCAATTTATTTGGATATAAAACAAATTAAGTTATCTGGCGTTGAGTTAGACAATTGCATAATTTTGGTAACACTAGTGTCTATTTTGAATCCGTTATGAAATAAATAATTAAATAATAATGTAATTTGATCGATACATAAAAAGTCACATTTATTCTGGGGATTCAATACAATATAATAACATTGTGCTTCAGGACAACAGGGGCTTCTTTCTTTAAAAGGTGATAATTTCTCTCTGTTCACTAATTTGGTTATATTCTGCAAAGCTTTTTCCTTAGGAGGTGGAGAGATAACTATCACATGTTTGTAACATTCATTATACTTATCAAGATATACCTCTTTTCTTAGCATATACATCTTGTATTATAGAAATAAAAAATTGAAAAACAGAATTACCTTTCTTTTATAGACAATTCAATCATGACGACCCTAACATACCGTTACAAACTAGATGAAACTGTACTTCACCAACTGCAAGGTTTTGCAGAGGAGCACCGCCACGACATCCCAGCTGTTTTTAGAGAAGCCTGGAAGATATGGCTAGTAGAAAATACCGAATTGGTTACTCGCGAGAGCAACCGTTTGAAAACAATTGGTTGTACAAAAAAGGCTGAAGATAAAATGTATAAAAGTGCTCGTTATTACTTTAAAAATAAGTCTCAAGAGGAGAATGAACCAACAAAACGGCGCGAATATGTTGGGACCAGTAAGCAATTCCGTGAGGCAATTGACGAGCATATTGTGAATGTGGCGCGAAAGCAAGAGTTGAAGCCATCTGCTGCTTATCTGAATTTCATTGAAAATCCAACTAGTGCTCAAATTCTTTCAGAAACAAGGACTGATATCGGAGGTTATGGATTTACCGATGAAATGGTTGAAAAAAAGATAAAGAAAACGTATAAAAACCGTTACTTTGCTCATCAAAAAGCTTAAATTTAAAATATGTAAAATATATAATGGAAGGTGGTAAAAAACTGGCTGAAGGAGGATATGGTTGTGTATTTCATCCTGAAATAAGCTGTAGTGGTGAAGAAACAACGAATATGGAATTCGTAACAAAATTACAAAAGCGTGACTTCAGCGCTGATAATGAAATTTTTATTGGGGATATTTTGACCAAGGCGTACAAAAAAGCAGCTGGTTCACCGCTTGAAAATAATTTTGCTCCAGTAATATCTAGTTGTCCTATTAATGTAGCTGCTATAAAAGCAAAAGATGTCAATGATTGTAGTGTTATTAGGAAATCAGACGATACGAATAATTTTATTCTAATGAAAATTCGTTTTATCGATATGGAAGATTTTGATAATTATATTCTTAAAAATTCTAATGCAAATCTTATTATTTTAACATTAATAAAAGGATTTAATCACTTATTAAAAAGCATTCAACTGTTAATTGATGTTAATGTGGTTCAGTTTGATTTAAAAGGTCCAAATATTGTTTTTGACAATAAAAAAAACTCACCTATTATCATTGACTTTGGGTTAAGTTTACCTATGAATAGTCTGGATACAGAGACAATGTATAACTATTTTTACATATATGCTCCTGAATACTATGTATGGCCATTGGAAGTTCATTATATAAATCTATTGCTTCATATTACTCCTGAACCGGATGTAAATCAATTAAAAGATCTTGCAAAGCGCTTTACTAAATCTAATGCAGCATTAGAAGCATTCTCTCCAAAATTTCGTGATAATTATCAATCTTTATGTTTCAAGACTCTTCAAAAATATTCATCTTTGCCTTTAAATGAACGTATTAAGACTCTTATTCAGGGCTGGAACACTTGGGATAACTATAGTCTGTCTGTTATTTATATTAAATTTATCTATTATCTTACAAGATCAAAAAATAATAAATCATTAGATAATAGCTTTGTTCGTTTTATGACCCAATTACTTGTAATGAATATCCACCCTAACTTTTCTAAAAGATTATCTGTACAGGGTACTATAAAAAGATTTGACGAATTCCTGGGTAGTTCTAACAAAGCTGATTTGGAATCCATAGAGGAAATTATAGCCCATGTGGAAGAAAATAGAGCTCTTATTCATAATAGTATTGTTGTTAATTCAAGAAAGATTCAAACACTTACTGAAAAAACCATTGCACGAGAAATATAATTTAATTTCTACAAATTATATTTATCTACGTCTGCGGCGTTTGCGGCGTTTGCGGCTCTTGCGCGTCTTACCTCTCTTCTTTTTACCCTTACGTTTACGCTTTCTAGTTTTACGTCTACGTTTACCACCCTTTTTATTGCAGGCTGCAAGATCGGCAGTTGTTACACTACCACTTCCATCGCGTGCCGGAAGCGTGCAAGATGATCCTTCAGCTGCAGTGCCTCCGATCTCAGCTGTGGTTTCAGCTTTAACAGGTGCGGCATCCTCAAGAGGAGCTTCAGGATTATGCTCGCCGCCCTTATGGTGTCTTCCCCGTTTGTGATGTTTCTTGTGATGTTTCTTGGTATGTCCCTTCTTGTGTTTTTTATGATGCTTTTTTGTACCGGTTTCTGGGCTAGATTTGTAACTTTCCGCAGCCACCGACATAGCTTCCTTGTACGATAGTCCCTTCTCTTTTTGAACCTTCTTAATATGCTGAATCCATGCGCTTACCATTATATATTCTATGTAGAAATTAAATTGATATAAGATAAACTTCTGAATTTAATTCAGAACAATGCCGTCACCTATAATTCTTACGCGATATCTGTATATATACGACGAAGTAAAATACTCTTTGCAAGAATCTATCCTAAAAGGTGAGTCTTTTGAAGAGTGTGTATTTTGGTGTGGTGAACTTTATTACAGTGGTTATGCTGAACAGCTCTGGGAATTAATCTTTGGATTTTATTATAATTTCTGCGCCGTCTCACATCCTAAATATGAGAGAAAACTCTCTAAAATCTATGCAGAACACGAGAAAAAAAACAATATTACAAAAATACTCGCCGCGATTACGTTACTCTTTTATACAAAAAAGAATTATGACGTATTTACATTATGGCAAGTTTCACCTAAAATCCCAAATAAAGTGTATCTTGGACGTCTACCAAAATGGTATCATAAAATGAATGTTGATGCGAAATACAAGAATTTTGCCCGTTCTATTCATGCTCAAAATTGGCATAATATTGTATTTTATGTGAATTACTTCTCTCCAGAAGAAACATATAAATTAGTTAAAACATATTTCAGGACAGTTCATGGGATGGTCTTGAGAGATAAGAAGGTCTCCGAAATACCTTATTCCAATAAAAAACATATTGTTTTCACTTTAGTTAAATACTTATTTACAGATGAAAAGGAAATTCAGAAGAGGGCGATTTTCCGCTCCTATAATCATGATGAATTTAAAGCCAACTTAGAAGAAAGTCAGAAGACAATAATGCCAGCATATAAAACGCTACCAGAGCGGTTATCTTATCCAATTTGTAATACCATAGGGTGTTTTCCTCTTACAAGATATTCGCTAACTGAAGAAGAATTAAAGGAGTTGTACTGGTATCATTGGGAATATTGCTGTTACGAATGTCCTCTGTGGAAGGAGCGTTTCGATAAATATGATATAGAAATAAATCATGAGAAAAAGAAAATCACCTTTAAAGATGACGATGAGTATGAGAGATTCTGCGAACAATATTATTATGAAAATGATGAGCAAAGTCGTGAGGTCCAGGAGAGAAATATCGGAACTATACCTAAAATATCACTGGGAACTTGGTTAGAACCTAGAAAATAAATTGAATTGAGATAAAGATAATAATATAATATTATACATACACAGAGAATATGCCTCGTAACAAAACAGGTGGACGCAATAACAGAAAACGTGCGAACAAGCACGCCCAGGGGGATCCCCGAGCGAAGATAACAGTTCGCCTAGCCAAAGATGATGCTGAGATGTATGCTAGGGTTGTAAAAATGAATGGGAATGGTCGCGCAGACGTGCGTTGTGCAGATGGTGTAATACGATTACTTGAAATTCGCAAAAAATTTCGCGGTAGAAATAAGCGTGATAATATGATTGCCATGGATACTATGATCCTGGTTGGAGAAAGAGATTGGGAGGTGAGGAATCCAAACAAAAAGGAAAAAGTTGACCTACTATATGTCTATTCAGCGGGTCAACACGAAACACTTCTTAAAGAAGAAACAGCTAGAGTGCTTTTAGTGGGAAAAGATGGCATTGGTGATGAAAATGAAGGGTTTGAGATTACAAATACAGCAACTTGGCGACAAAAGGTTGAGGAAGGCGATACGACTGAAGAGAATCAAAAGATTCAGGCGCCTGCTGAAACGGCTGTTGGTATGAATCCTATGGATGATGTTGACTTTGACTGGGACGATATTTAATCATCTGCCATATCGCGCAAACTTGCCATAATAGCGCGTTGCATTTCATCTTCCTCCTCCTGCTGCATTCTTCTATTTATAATATGAGTTAGTAAATCTCGCGAAGTTAGTCGCGTATTTAATGTTCTAGGTATTGGTCTTGGCGCCGATCTTACTTTAATATCCTTTTTTACTTCTTTAGAAGCCAACTCTTTACGACAAACAGGACATCTGGAATTTTCCTTTTTCAGCCATTTCATGACTGCGTCATGGCTAAAAATATGATTGCACGGGAGTTTAGCTATTTTATCACCTTCTTTAAAATCCATCAAGGTCATTGGACATGATTTTTGTTCGGGGAAATCTTCTGCCTTATATTCCAATACCTCAATTTCATTTTCCCCTTCTTCTGATAATACATTCTTATATAGATTTTGACTAGGATCAAGTAACGATTGGGCTAATATACTATTAATATTTGATCGTGGCATCCCTCTCA